AGTAAAAGCTACATTGAGCAAGGCAAAACCAGTGCAGAAGCTGAACTTACTATGGCTAAGAAAGCATATAAAGAAGCCTATGAAGCTGGAGATAGCGATGCGCTAGTAGATGCACAAATGGCGATTTCAGAAGCAACGTTAAAGCTAGATCGTGCTAGAAACTTACAGCCAATCCAGCCTAAGGAACAAGAAGTTTATATTCCTGAGCCAATCCAACAAGCCCCAGAACAAGATAAAAAACTAACCAAATGGTTAGATAAGAACCCTTGGTATGGCGGTGAAACTGGTCAAGAAGATGAAATGACTGGACTTGCTGTTATCGTTCACAACCGTCTTGCAAGAGAAAAAGGTGAAAAATATATCGGCACTGATGAGTATTATCAAAAAATCAGTGATACAATCCAGAAAAGATTCCCCGATTATTTCGGAGCCGACGACGAATCAGAAGATTTTGAAGTAGAAACAAAACCGGTTAAAACCCGTGCAAAGCCCGCTGCCAGTGTTGTAGCTCCCGCTACTCGCTCAGTTGCCCCAAGGAAAGTCCAATTAACGCCTACACAGGTACAGATTGCTAAGCGCTTAGGTGTGCCTCTAGAACTGTACGCAAAGCAGGTAGCCAAAGAAATGAATGGAGATAGATAATGGTTAAGAAAACAACCCGTGATGCAGAAGTACGTGAAACAGAAGCTCGCCCAATCGATAAATGGGCACCCCCGCAGCTCCTGCCAACACCAGACGACCGCCCAGGATGGGTGCATCGTTATGTAAGAACTTCAACAATGGGTGAAGCTGATCCAATGAATGTCTCCGGTAAGCGCAGAGAAGGTTTTGAGCCAGTTAAGGCTGAAGATTATCCTGAACTTATGAGCCATGCCTCTATTGACGGACAGTTTAAAGGTTCGATAGAGATTGGTGGTTTAGTTTTATGTCGTGCCCCAGAAGAGTTTATGAAGCAACGTTCCGAGCATTATGACAAGCTGAACAATTCTCAGATGGAGTCTGTAGACAATAACTTCATGGCCCAGAATGACCCACGTATGCCGATGTTTAAAGAACGGTCTACTAAAGTTACTTTTGGCAAGGGAAGTTAATTTTAATTTAATTTAAGGAGCTTTTATGAGCACAGTATCAAGTCCTTATGGACTAAAGCCGCTCAATTTGATCGGCGGTCAAGCTTTTACTGGCGGAACAATCCGTGAGTATCAGTTGACTTATAACAATACAGCACCAATTTTCAATGGTGACTTAGTAGCATTGGGTACAACCAGCAACACTCCTGGTCAACCTACTGTAGTAACAGCAACTCCGACAACTAGTTCTACTGGTATAGTTGGTGTTTGCGTTGGTGTTCGTTATCAATTATCTGGTCAGCAATTGGGTTACCCTTTGTATGCTCAATACTTGCCAGCTAATGCCATCACTGCAGGTTACACAAACGTGTTTATCCGTGTAGTAGAAGATCCAGACCAGTTGTATCAAGTACAAGCTGCTGGTTCAGTAACTTACACATCTATCGGTAAAACTGCTGCTTTAGGCAACTATACTGGTGGTACAGGTAGCACAACAGGTAATACAACATTTGGTGATTCAGTTGTTAACATGACTGGTACATTATCAAGCGGTGTATTGACTGTAAGTAACGCAGCTACAGCGGCTGTTAAGATTGTTGACTTGGTTAACTCCAGCTCTACTTTCGGCGGCAACTTCCCATCTAACCCCGGTGATGCTTATACCGACTGTATCGTCAAGATTAACTTTGGCGTGCATTCGTATTATCAAGCTGCTGGTACATCTAACTAATAAAGGAGCTATAACATGGCTATTTCACGTTCACAACTCCTTAAAGAGTTACTCCCAGGTCTAAACGCTTTGTTCGGACTCGAATATGCACGCTACGGCGAAGAGCATAAAGAGCTTTACGAGATCGAATCTTCAGAGCGTTCATTCGAAGAAGAAACCAAGTTGTCAGGTTTCAGTGCAGCCCCAGTCAAAAACGAAGGTGGCGCTATCTCTTACGATAATGCTCAAGAAGCATGGACTACACGCTACTCACACGAAACCATTGCTTTAGGTTTCTCAATCACTGAAGAAGCGATTGAAGATAACTTGTATGACTCATTGTCTGCTCGTTACACTAAAGCTCTAGCTCGTGCGATGGCTTACACCAAGCAAGTTAAAGGTGCTTCAGTATTGAATAACGGTTTCTCTAGCTCCTACATAGGTGGCGACGGACAATCATTGTTCTCTACAGCTCACCCATTAGTTTCCGGCGGTACTAACAGCAACACTTTCAGCACAGAAGCTGACTTGAATGAGACTTCTTTGGAAGCCGCTGTAATTCAAATCGCTGCTTGGACTGATGAGCGTGGTCTGTTGATCGCTGCTAAACCTAAGAAATTGGTTGTTCCACCATCATTGATGTTCGTTGCAACTCGCCTGTTAGAAACCAAACTCCGTGTTGGTACAACTAACAACGATATCAGCGCTATTAATAACAATGGCACAATCCCTGAAGGTTACACAGTTAATCACTTCTTGACTGACGTAAACGCATGGTTCTTGTTGACTGATGTTCCAAATGGTATGAAAATGTTCGAACGTACTCCACTCCAGAATTCTATGGACGGTGACTTCGATACAGGTAACGTACGTTACAAATCCCGTGAGCGTTATTCTTTCGGCTGGTCTGATCCACTCGGAGCTTTCGGTTCTTCTGGTTCGTTCTAATCTGAATGTTCCTACTAAAAACCCAGCTCACAAGGCTGGGTTTTTTCTTTCTTCGTAGTGATATACTCGGTGGCAGTTACTGCACAAGACTATACATTTTTCTATTTCTTTTGTAGCCCGTTTGTACTGACCATTTTTGCTAAATTTACTTACTATGCCATCTTTTTTGGTAGGGTCGGTGTGGTGAAAGTCTAATGCTGCTGGATGAGAAAACCCACATTTTGCGCATTTAAGGGTACGTTTGAATACATCCCAATCCACTCGAAGTTGTTTTTTCTTTTCTGCCGTTCGTTTTTTAACGGCTTCTTTATTCTTTAAATAATGCTCACGGCTGTACTCTTGATGTTTCTTTTTTCTTATGCTCTCGTCTTTGTATGGCATCAGGCTGTACCTTATATTTCCAATAGATTGCGTTTTTAAAAGACCATGGGTTTCCAGGAGTATATATCTTAAAACCCGCATTAATCAAAGAATTACTTGACGCAGGGTTATTTGTTGTATCCGTAATACACCAGTTCCAACCAAGACGGCGGGCTTGAGACAATCGTGCTCTAATTAAACGGGTTTGAATACCATGCCCAGTAAATCCATTTAGTACACCAGCTCTACATAAGTAACCTGTATCTGTCCATTTTATCGAGCGTACCAGACCCGCAAAAGCGACGGGCTTCCCACATTCTGCATATGCTATCCACCAGTGACCCCGGGTTGGTTCGTACGGCTGGTCCTCCGGAAGTATTTTCTTCTGCAAAAATAATAGAAGGTTTTGAATTGCCGAGTTTCTTATGTCCACTTTTTTTACTGTGAATTGCATTTTTCATAGCCCCCCAATTATTTACATGATTTAGTACATTTTACAGAAAAAACATGTATACTTCGGATATCTGGGTAATTTCTCTTACCGGACTGTCCCAGCAGACGATGCAACGATTGGTAAGAGTAACTTTTGCATAAGGAAAACTTATAATGGCACGTTCCACCTTTGAAGGCCCGATTCTATCTGGTCCAAACCGTTTTTCCCCTTTCCGCAACGTCGGTTACACTGATTTAGTTCAGGAAACCTCTATTGTTTTAACCAACTCTACTAATGGTACTGCTGGTTATGCTGGTGGATCTGGTCAATTTGTTAACGGAAATACCGTTCCTAACGTAAACGCTACTGTTTACACCCCATCTTCTAGCGTCTACCCACCTGTAGCAGCTACTATTACTGCCGATGCTGGAACTGGCGGTACAGGTACTTTGTACCGTGGCGTTACATTTTGGCTACCATATGCCGCAAATATTAACGATTTCTTGATTGATACCAATGTGGCTATTACAGCTACTGGCGGCACAATTGGTACAGTAACCGCTAGCATTGGTAACGCTTTTAATACAACTACTTACGCTAACGTAGCTTCTATGAATGCTGCTGCAGGCCGTAACACTGTTGCTTTAACTGGCGCTCAATTGCTTGCACAAAACTCTACAACTGGTGACATTACAGTTTCTCCAGCACAAGCCTCATCTCAGTATGCTGGATTAGTCTCCCAAGTTGTTGTAACTTTGACTATTCCTTACACAGCTGGAACAGGTACAACTTTGCCAGTAATTACTGCAGGTACATTTACTTTTGCTGTACGTTACACACAAACTGACTACAATATTGGTAATACTACAACATACCCATACGGTAACTTTGACTAATTAATCAAATAATGGGGCGCAGATCTGAAGGTTCTTGCGCTTAAACGAGTGTCCTAAACACCGCCCCTTTTTTAAAATTTAGGAGATTAATTATGACAATGCAATATGACGTAAAGGCCTCGCACCTTAACCAGTCAGGTTTTTTAGTGCTTAATGGTTCAGTAAATAGAACTCGTCTTAAACAGCTAACCTATTCTGGTAATGCTGGACAGGCGGGTACACTAATGCTATTTGATACTTTAACAGCCCCAATATCTGCTGTATATGCCCGTTCAGGTACAACAGTTACAGTAACAAAAACTGCTCACGGATTAAGTACAGGCACTCAAATTGGTATTGGGTACTTAAGTGCTTCTGGTGCTTCTGCAACTGATGGCAACTGGACAATTACAGTAACTGATGCAAATACTTTTACTATTACAGACCCTAATTCTGGAACAGTATCAGGTGGAACAACTTGTTATTATGTAGTAGCTTATCCAACAGGTTTTACAGTAAATCAAAACCCTGCTCGTTGGTTAATGGCTTTTGATACCCTTACAGGGGCTACTTCTACACAACAAGTAAGTATACCTGGTGAAGGCGTATTAACTCAGCTAGGGGCATACGCTCAAATGACATATATTGGTTTTGTTACTGCATTCTATGGCTAAGAAAACCCCTTCTCTCGCAGTTGGGCGTGGTGAGAAACTTCCAGTCTCGAAAGGGGCTGGTCTCACTGCTAAAGGCCGTGCTAAGTACAACGCAGCTACAGGTAGTAATTTAAAAGCCCCACAGCCCGAAGGTGGTGCTCGTAAGAAATCATTCTGCGCTCGTATGTCTGGTATGCCCGGACCAATGAAAGACGAAAAAGGTCGCCCTACTCGTAAGGCAGCTAGTTTAAAGAGATGGGCATGTAAATGATATTAGACGACCAAACAAGACTAGAGCTAATACAGCTTTTAAAACAAGCGGTTGCTGAAGCGGTTGAAAACCATCCTTTATCTGATGATGAAATACGCTGGGTTAGATTAGCAATACAATCAGAAGTTGAAAGAGCGGATTTACGTAAAGCAATTATTCAGAAGTCTCTGGCTGGTTTAGTTTGGATGGCTATTTGCGGTGCCGGTATTTTAATGTGGAGCGGTCTTAAGGACTTTATAAAATAATGCCAAGTGTATCTAAAAAGCAACATAACTTAATGGAAGCCGTGGCACATAGTTCTGCTTTTGCTAAAAAAGTTGGAATTAAACAATCAGTTGGTAAGGATTTTGCTGCTGCTGATAAAGGTAAAAAGTTTGGTTTAGGTGGTAATGTAGGCATAACTCGTGGTGGTAAGGGTCAAATTGGTAAACAAGCAACTCGTGCGGGTAGTATTTTTGGTGAACAAAAAGAAGTTCCAAACGTAAACTTAAATAAGTATGTTGGTAAAAAAGAAGGTGGAAAAGTTATGAAGCATGATGATGAAGCACAAGATAAAAAATTGATCGCTAAAATGATCAAAGCATCTGAGAAAAAAGAACCTAAAGGTATGAAAAAGGGCGGGTCTGTAAAGCCTTCTAAAATGGGTTCTGTAAAGACAAGTCCAGCACGGGATGGCGTTGCCGAGCGTGGGCATACTAAAGGTCGTGTTTGTTAATTTAAAGGAGTATTACCATGGCAGCAGAAAAAATGGGTCCAGCATCAATGAATGCAGACGTAGAAAAATTTCCACAATTTGAAGCTCACGATGTGGCTATGAAAAAACATAGCGCTGGTCATCAAGCTCACCACGAAATGATTGCTGAACACAAAGCTGGTCATATGGCTCATCATGAAGCCGTTGCTAAAATGTGTAGTGGCGGTATGGGTAAGCATAAGTAATGAAAGCCTCTAGGGGTATGGGCGCAGTTAGCCCATCAAAGGTTCCCAAAGGTTCCCAATCTGCCGTGTTAAAAAAAGGCGGTGAGGTTTGGGATAAACCCCGTCCAAAAGGGCTTGGTAAACCAAAAGAAATGTCGGCTTCTAAAAAGTCTAGTGCAAAAGCTATGGCTAAAGCAGCTGGTAGGCCCTATCCAAATTTGGTGGACAATATGAGAGCGGCAAAGAAAAAATGAAAAAACATATAGTTAAAGCTTTGCAGTGGGCGCTTACTAAGTTTGCCCCAGAACCAGAAGAAATTACGGCATGGCCTTTCCCTGTGGTTAGTAAAGATTTTGAGCCACG